AACAGCAGGACCCTGAAACGCGCGGCTTGAGTCGAACTCAACGGCGAGTATGGGTGCCCGCAGGTTAGTAGGAATGGTCATGCCTTCCTCCTCTTGGGGATAGGGTCAACGACTAGTCGTCTTCGGACTTCTTGCCGCGAGTCGACTTAGCTTTCTTCTCCACTGGCTTGTGCACGTTCTGCACCTCATCCACGTCACCAGCCTTCACGCGTCGGCGCCAGAATGAGTTGTTCGGCACATTGCGCCCATCCGCAGGAACTGCTATGCCTGACAATGGGTCGCGTACGATTTTGCCTTTCTTGGGAACCACGTACATACAGCCCTCCTAGCTGGTTCGTATGGTTTGGTCTATCTCTGCCTCAGCATCATCTCCACCTTCTACCTTCGCCGCTACCTTCTCACCGAACGACAGGAACTCATCAGTTGCGTTCGGCACGTACACCTGCATGTCATACTCAACCGCAAACTCCATACGGGTGACACCCCTGTACTGCTCAGCGTCAATGCTGTTTTGGTATGGCGTCTCCGCAGTTAGCTTGATGTTCTTGATGAGTTCATCCCACTGGGTGTCCTGCAGCAGTGCGACAAACACTTGCCACGCAAGGCGGTCAAGTATGTCATCGATTTCCTCGCGCACACTGTGCACGATATCCACCACGAGATTGCAGGTGCGCTCGTAGGTATCCTGCGCAGCGTTGACATCGGACACATCGTCACGCATGAAGTACACGAACACCAATGGGTATTCGTCTTCGAACACCGGGTCTGGCCGCTGGGCGTACACACGGTTTCCCACGTCAACGCCTGCCTTGAGCAAGTCCACAGCATGTTCGCGTATCTTCTTTCGCGGGTGCATCAATCCCTCCGCAGTGTTACAACCGTGACACCCGTGCCATCCGGGTGAATCTCCTTGATATAGAACCACCGATTGCCCACCATGCAGCGGTCACCCTTGCCGGGCACCTTGGTGAAGTCGTTGCTATTGCAATGGAACTGCGGCTCCGTAACCATCACGGGCACCTCGGTGTCGATATCAATGCTGCTACCCTCTTCATCAAAGATGACATTGAGCTGCTGCTGGGTGCCATTGGCGTACTCGTACAGTATCACACGTGCGAACTCATCTGTGTTGTAGAACACACCTTCCAAGTCATCCTCAAGCTGCTGCTCGAAGGGGCTCTTGGTCTGCACCAGTACCGTCGGCACACCGATGGCCTCAGCACTGGGTAGACCCACAGGGTTGAGGGTTATCACGGATGGGCCGGGCGTTGAGTCCAACGCCAGCAGGCTGCTTCCACCACTGCTCAAGCCAAAGAATTGCACCTGCTACCTCACACGTCCAACACTACTGATGATGAAACAGCTATGGCACCTTCATCCTCCAACGTGAATGCTGCACCGTCGAAGGTGTACGTCTGTATGAACGGCCCGGATTGAGACACGAACAGCCTGTCACCGGACATGTTGATTGATGTAATGGCACGAGTCGTATCAATGGTAGCCACCACGTTCATCACCCAATCGTAGGCAGTAACCACCGAGCCATCATACCCGAAGATGTAACTCCCCGCTAGGAAGTGCCCGATATCGGATATCACACCGGGTGGTACTGCATACGACGAGTCCAACGTCAGGGCGTATGTAGGTGGCCCGGCAAACTCATACTTCCGTATCAAGTCACTACCACACACGAAAACATAGTTGCTCCAGCATAGCACATTCCCAACCGCTGCGGATGAGGGCAGCGTCACCGTCTTGCGGTGTGTTGGAACACCACCATCGTACTCAATGGCATCTAGCAGGTACACGTACTGAAGCACGAAGTCAGGTGGTGGTGGACTCACTACCTCAAAGGTGCGCCCGCAGGTAAACACGAATGAACCCTGACGGTCGTAGCTATACAGTTTCCCACGCCACTCACCCGGCCCCATCCCAATCATACCGGGGTAGACATACACTGTCTTGTCATATGCCAGTACGCTTCCATTGAATGACCACGCACCCAGCCCGCCACCACTCGCGGTGGTGGAACCTTGCGGTGAATCGTACAGGATACGGCTGGTGTGAGCGTGCAGCCGAATACGGGTGCCCGCAGTTTCCAGCTCAAACCCACCGTCCACAGTGTTGACGAGACTGAAGGCAGCACCATCCCACGCATACATGGATAGCGAAAGCTTCCACGTAGGTGGTGGATACCCAATACCCACTAGGATACGGGTTCCATCCCACCTCAAGGCGGCACGACCGTCGTTAGGTGCGAGTGACTCACTGGCCAGTTGCGTAATCGGCATGACTGCCCCTACTGCTTCGTCTCGGTTTCAGTGTTACCACTACCATCCAACACCACATCCACCGTTTCTTGGTTGCCACCCGTGCCCGCTGTGTACTGGGTGGGCTTCTGGTATGTAACGTCTCGTGTGACAACGTCACGGTTGAACATGAGGTCGCGCAGGTCAGCATCGGTTGTGATAGCATCCGCAGTAGCCTGCACAGCCGCGATATCCGCGGATACATCCGCACCTGCGGGCGTGCCGATAAGTGCAATGATGGCAGTGCTATCCGACTGCACTGATGCAATGTCCGCGGACACACTTGCCCCGGCAGGTGTACCGATTACTGCGAGCAATGCTGTGGTGTCTACCTGTACACTGGCTATGTCTGCCGCTATGCTGGCCCCTACGGGCGTCCCTATGAGCGCTGCGATTGCTGCCTGCCCGGCAGCAGTGGCGTCACCACCTGTAATCCATGCCACGTCCCCATGGTCTCGCACAGCCTCAAGGCTGTCTGTACCTGTGGCAAAGGTGGCACCAGCCATATCGCGCAGGTTCTGTGACAGGTTAGCACCACCACCGAGATTCTGTGGTGTGCCTATCTCACCCACGTTGAGGTCGAGTGCACCATTGATACCCTTGTCATACACCACACCATCCGCAATGCCGAAGCCCGAAGCCTTGACAGCTTCACGGCCGGAGGTGCCCGGATTACCAGTGTGGCCACCACCCTCAACCACCAGACCCGGTGAACCAGTGATGACAGAGCCCACACCAGTACGCAGCCCGCGCAGCAGCAGGGCAGCGGAACCATCGCTATCACCGTAACCACCAGTGATAACCACACCCGGCCCGGTACTGCTGGAGGCGATGTTCATACCAGTGGCACCATACACCAGCACTCCAACACCGTTGATACCTTCCGTGGATACACGAACAACGGTGCCTGAGTAGCTGCCACCGGGTGCACCCTGTATCACGACGACATTGTTGTTGCCCGCAGTCTGCTCGATGCGCACAGCTTCCCCAGTACCACCGGAACCCGTGCCACCCTTGACATGAACACCGATACCAGCACTGGAGCCACCAATGAGTTCTGCAGCAGCTTGCTGACCGCCACCCTGTAGCAGCAGGGCCGGGCCGTCCGTTGCGTTGACGGTGACGCCTGTCTCCGCATCGATATCAACGCCGACTGCGCTGGAGTTAGGTGTGTTGATGCGTACACCTACAGCACCCGGTTCATCATTGGCAATGCTTACCACGGGAACACCTGAGTCGGATGCAAGGCTGAGCGCCGTACCCACTGCGGTGACGTCCAGTGCAAGCTGGCCCGCACGCTGCGCACGTATACGCGCAGCCGTGCCGCCACAGGTCGCCCCACTGTCGATGTCCAGTGGTATGGTGCCATCGTCAGCAGCGAGCCTGAGCTGCTTCATAACAAGAGCACCATCCGCCGCAGTAGCCCAGAGATTGTAGACTGCCTGCGGCACGACCATGAACTCTTCCCACACAGGCAACGCGCCAGTGATGTTGAAGGCGACCATCAGCTTGCCCAGTGTGCCGAGGTCAGTGGTGTTGAACACTACATCGTAGTATCCGTTCTCATCGTGTGAGCCAGCGGTGGCATCGTTCTTCGCACCGAAGGCACCACCGTTCTTCGACAACCGGGTAAGGGCCGCTGTGATGGACAGCGCACCCTCGGGTGAGTAGCCGTCGGTCTGGTCAACGAACGGCCCGAACTTCTCCGTCCATGTACCCGCCGCAATTTTTGGCAGGAGTCTCATACTCTTCTCCTTCTATAGTGATATGCCTTGGTCGGTGCCGTAGGTAGCGTGAACCACCATAGCGACGAATTATTTCCGCTGTCAGTGTTCGTACCCGCTGTCATGTCAATTCCATACCCGGTCAGGTTGCTGTCTTGCACATCTGTGTATGTCAGTGCCTGCCCGGCCTCATCATTCTGAACTGGTGCCTGGGACGTGGGAACACGAGAGCGAATCTGGAAGTCATTTGGCCCGGTGACCGTGGGCACGTTGCGGAAGTAGCTGAGCCCGGTGCCCTCGTACCCCTCCCACACGACATTCGCGTAGAGGGCCGTGACTATCAGGTCCTCGATGTCGTAGTGAGCCTGCCACTCCACGCTCGTTTCAGAGGATGAGCCGTTGTCGTCCAAGACCATCTGATTGTGTACGATGGTTTCGATGTAGCCAATGGACACCCCGCCATTGTAGGACAGCGTCAGGTCGTAGAACTCGGCGACACCGTCATGTGCCCCGAGCCCCATCCACGACTCCCCGGTGTAACGGCAGAACACCTGTGAGGTGCCAACATTGAATGTCTGGGCAACGTCTACCCATCCAGTTGACGGTCCGCCTACAGACCACTGTCCACCCTCACCAGTGCCACCAGCCATCGAAGTGAACGTCGCGGTCTGTAGGTTGTGCGTCGCCCCGCTCCATATCCACCGAATGAACTGGCTCGCGGTATGCGTGAAGATGATTGTCGAGGAACCCCAATAGCTCGTGAACGCACACGCGTCGTTCTCAGCCGCATTGTCGCCACCGATGTTGATGTTCACATCGGCATCTATGTCGTAGTTGTCAGTGTAGAACGCGACCGTTGCCGAGGTCACGGCAGGCAGCGGCCTTATGGTGAAGATGATGAAGTTCGCCATGTCCCCAGACATGCGAACAGTTGCAGTGATGTTCGCGATTATGTCCACGCGGAATATGCAACCAGTCAGGCTTCCGTTCACGTTCCAGCCAGTGAATCCGGGGAGGTACGTGGTGCCTCCGGTATTTATCTCAAAGACGATTGAACCCGTGAGTGCGTACATCCACCCGTTTAGAACGAGTTGCTGTGAGCCACCACCACCTCGGATGAACACATCGTACGGGCCGATTCCCGTGTCGACGCGACAGTTGACGTCGATTGTGAATATGCCTGTGATTCGTATATCCGAGAGAACGTCCACGTCAGCAGAGGAATTGGAACTTTGCAGGTCATCGAACCAGTTGCTCCCAACACAATCCATCACGAGTGACTGAGTAGCAGAGCCATCAAACTGCACGAGGCCGTTCCCAACAAACGTCATCCCAGTAGGCACCGTCCAGTTCCCAGAAATCTGCATCGTGTACCCGTTCTGGTCGAGCGTGCCTGTCCAGCCCGTACAGGTCAGGTTGACAATGTCAACGGCCACATCGACAGTGACGGTCCCAACAGGTGTACTCCCGTCGAATATGGCATTGTCACCGGAGCCGGGAACGGATGCACCGCCCGAGCCACCGGAGCTTGTGCTCCAGTAGGTCGTGCTGTTCCAGCCGCCGCCTGTCCCAACTCTATACCTGTTCGCCATGTTCGACTCCTACGCCTGAGATGCGAGGTAGTTCAGTAGGGCGTTCCGTGCCGTTGCATCAAGGATTGAGTTCAACTGGGCCGGGGTGACTTTCACCACACGCCCAATCTGCCTCTCACCAGTGTCGGGAGCAACTGGGTTTGGGATGGTGTAGTCGAACTTCACGCCGAAGCGGATGTCAACCACGTCCATCGTGTAGGCCGTCGCGCCGTCGAGTTCTGCCGCATCACCTAACAAGGATGCCTGAAGTTCGTCACCTGTCTTGGTCGCCATGCTTATCCTCCGTTGAAGACGTTGTACTCTGTTCCTTGTAGTGCGTCCGACAGATACACCTGCTTACCACCCACCCGGTTCAAACACTGGGTGAAGGATTCGCAGTGGCAGGTTTCCCGCTCGGGGTCGAACCACAAGTCAGCGGCGAGGTGGTTTGAAAACACCACGGCGCCGATGTCCATATGCTTTTCGGTTAGCCCTTCCTTATACCGCAGGTGCACAGCCATCACGTCCACCGTAGTGCTGAGCAGCGTTACAGCCCGCTCCAAGGCATGTACGTCGGTCAGGAGCACGTCGCGGTCTAGCATACATACCACGTTACCCGCTGGTAGCGCTCCTGCGACCGTTAGGAGTGCGTTGCGACTGTGTGCCTCACCATACCTGCGGTGCGGCCCCTCCGGTCTGGTACAGGGTCTTATAGCGACGCTCACCGTTTGTCGCCCAAGGGCACCCAGTACGGTGAGGGGCAAGTGCTGCCCGTCGGCTAGTGGTATGAGTATCGGCAGTGCGTTCACAGCTTGAGTACCTTGTTAGCTCCGTTGTCCCACGCCACGATTACATCAGTGCCTTCACCAGTTGCGGGAAGCTCCGGTGCGTTGTCGATGTAGGCAAGTAGTGGTGAACTGTTGTCGAAGTCGGTGTTCTTCCACAAGATGAGAGCACCCGCTACGACACCTTCCGCCACATTGGGGAATACTGTTTCATCCGCATCCAGTACTCCACCTGTGTTGGACTTACCCACCACCGTCACGCTCATGATGATGGCAGCAGAGGGCACGTCAGCGATGAACTCATCGGTTGCGAGGTTCGGGGTATACAACGACGTGTTCACTAACGTGGCTTGAATGGTGTCATTGACCCAGTCCACATCGCCGTTACCAAACCGTTCCCGTCCTTTGTCGTACATCGCTGACGCCATGAGCCCCTCCTATTCCGCGTCGTCTTCGTTGTCTTCGTCGCCGTCGTCTTCGTTGCCTTCGTCGTCACCCTCACCATCCTCATCGACGAACTCGGCAGCATCGGCCACGATGTTCTCCGCCTGCTTCGCGCTCACGTTGGGCAGTGCGGCGAGCTGCTCTTCCGTTGCTTCCTGCAGCTCCGTGATGGTTGTGTACCCGGCATCGATGATGGCGTCCACATTCTTCTTGGTTACGCCCTTCACCTGCAGGAGTTCCTCCCGTGCCGTTGCCCGTGCCTCATCGCTGAGCTTGTCGACGTTCGCATCGTCGGCACTGGGCATGTCCTTGCCCGTGTCAAGCGCACTGGCCTGTCCACGGGAAATCATCTTGAGGCCATCCTCTTTGGAGACCTCTACCACAGAACCGGGCGCACGCATCTTGCCACCCGTTTCTATCTGCGCTGATACCTTCAAACGTACTAACATGGTTTTCGCCTCGGGTTGAGTTGGACATACAGCGGCCCCCACTGGGAGGGCCGCTGCACTGCGAAGAAGAAGCACCTACTGCACGGTCGCACAGAGGAAAGCATCCACCTGATGCAGTGCGCACAGAGGCGCCGACTGCACCATCACCAGCCTTGCCGACGGGTCATCTTCCTCCCACGACTTGGCGAACCGGGCACCAACGAAGTTGATACCGGCCTTCAAGTCCTGGATGGCCCCATAGTGCCGGGTCACACGTGCGCCCTCGCCCCACATCACCACCTTGTCGGGGTCAATCATGGGCTCTTCCTGAGAGGTACTCTCACTGTAGTACCACTCCGTGTACTCGAACACGTCGAGCCCAGCTTCGTTGAGGTGGCCCCAGTAGCGCACACCGGGTGCGAATGTGCTGGGGTCGATTTGCCCCATCACAATGCGCCGATTGTCCAGCAGCGACTGGACGCTCTCGTTGCGGAGGAAGTTCCGCATTGCTGCCTTGCCAAAGATGGCACGGCGCGCGACCAGCCCGCTGTCCTGCGCGATGATGTCAACCCAGTCCCGCAGGTTGGCAATCGGGTCGCTGTCATCGAGGTCGTCCCACTTGGCCGTTCCCACGAGGGCGGGCAGGTGCGTCGCATCCATACCGAAGTCGATCTCGCGGTCGACACCATCACCGACCACTGTCACCTTCCCGGTCTGGATGAGCTCGCTGCACTGCACTTCCTCCAGCCGCGTGATGCGCTCGTCCAACTCCCGCAGGTCCTTGCCGAGCTGCCGCTGGGCCATCTCGCTCGGAGTCATTGCACCGGAGTACATGTCCATCCCCATGGGACGGGTCTGCAACTCGGTGGCAGTGGTGATCATCTTTTCCTTGGTGTACGGGGCTTCGTACGTCTCTGTCTCGAAGCCCTCCCGGCGCACGGTCTTGCCCTGAAGCTTGGGGCTCACGTATGCAGCGATACGCCGATTTCCCTTCTGGATGTCGATATCCACGTACCGTGATACGTGTGTCTCCACATCCGAGAAGATGGTGTCGCGCAGGAACGTACGAGCGGGCTTCATCTGCTCCAGTGCGCGAGTCATGGTTCTGGTGTCGAACATGTCTACGGACATTGAACCTACTCCTTGATAGGGTTCATGGTTTGCACACTGTGCAGGCTAGACGCTCAGCCCGCCGACCGACGTGGTCTTCTGGTACATGTTGAGGGCACGCATTGCATCCTTGTGCTGTGCCACAGTGTCGGAACCGCCGACGGACAACTCGCTGTCATCGAACTCGCCGCTCAGCGCGACGGAGGTGGTGACATCGGCTGCCGTTGCATCGACCGCTTCGAGCAGCACGCACACGGGTGCGTCGCTGCCGTCAATGGCAGTGCTGTCGACGGAGGTATACTTGCCGCTGCCTGCGGGCACGGTGACGGTGAAGAAGTCACCATACGCGAAGTCGGTGGCACCGTCGGTCACGGTGAAGTTGATCTCATCGGAAGTGAAGACTCCGGTCTGGCCTGCACCGGGGTCGATAGCCACCGTACCGATGACCTTCCCGCTCGGGTTGATCACGTTGAAGACGCCACCGTTCGTGACTGCTTCGATGCACGTGATGGTGTAGATGCCGCCGAGTGTGTTGACGCCACCTGTTACCACTGTGACCGTTCCGTCGCCAGTGTTGCCGACATCTGCAGTTCCTGTCGTGGGCACGGTGCCGACGTCGATACGGCCCAGCACGCGCCCACGCGGGAGCGAACCGGCACCCGACGCGACGATGATGCTGTCTGTGACAACCGGATAGTCACCTGCGTACAGGTTGTCAGGGGTGAAGGTTTCAGTCATGTTCTTCCTCCGGTTTGGAGTTGGTAGTGAGTACGTCTACTGCTGGTGCTACCGTACCTTCGAATCGGCCCCGGCAACCATTGCCGAAACCGCGCTGTCCTCTTCCGCCTTGTCGCTCTCGTCCGAACCCTTGGGCGTGTCCTTGCCCAGCCCCGTCAGACGCCCGGCGAGGTCTTCGCCATCGGCCTTCTGGTTCTTGCCGGTTTTCTTGCGGGCCTCAGCCTGCGCTTCCAGCACCTTCTTGCTGACGCTGTCGGCATTGGCTTCGGCGTTGAACATCTCGCTCGCGACCAGTTCTTCGTGACCCGGTGCTTCGAGTGAGTGGATGCCACGAATACGCTCGCGCTCTTCGTTGGCACCCTGTGTCCGGGCCTGTGCGACTGCCTCGTCGCTGTGCCCGGCCTGCACGCTGGCTGCACCCTCATCGTAGATAGCCTGATACGCTTCGGGGTGCTGCTCTTTCACCTGCTGTGCGGTAAGCTTCATATAGAAACCTCCTGTTTGGGTTTGAGCCTTACCGTTTTCTATATCAATAACCGCTTCGAGTGAGCTGAGCCCATCGGCCAGCCCAGCCTCCACGGCTGTACTCCCTACGAACATGCCTCCTTTCCCGAAGTTACTCAGGACGTCCTTGGTGTCGGTGCCCCGGTTGCGGGCAACGGCAGCAACAAAGATATCGGCCAACTCATCGACGATGCGCTGAATTTGCGCACGCCCTTCAGCCGTGCCTACATCGGGCCGCTTGTTAGGCGAAACCGATGAAACGATTTCTATGTTCTTCACACCAGCCTTCGCGTCCTTCTCACTGGTGTCCCGGTATGCAGCCACCACACCGATTGAGCCGGCCTCAGCAGTAGCGGACATGAGCACTTCGCTCGCACTGCTGCCTATCCAGTAGGCTGCGCTCGCACCCATACCGTACACATAGGAGATGATGCGCTTGCGCTGCTGTGCTTCAAACACCATGTCAGCCACTTCGCTCACGCCCGTGATTTCACCACCGGGGCTGTCGATGTTGAGGATGATGCTCTCAACCTCATCGGACTCGAGTGCCACCCGCAGGTCTTTGGCAAGGCTGTCAACACTGGTGGCACCGGAGAAAGCAGTGAACAGGTTGGAGCGCGGGAAGATTGGCCCGAGCACTGGGATGATTGCAGTGGAGCCGCGCAGGGTGGCCCGCTGTGCACCTGCCAGCGGCTCGCCCTGTACAGCCTGTATAGCCTGCATACCCTGCGGCCCAGCACCGTGGAACACCTCGTAGTTCTTCTCGTACTGTGCCTGCGCTTCCACGCTTTCCAGCACGTTTTCCCTTGACGCAATCTGGATGATGGTCTCAAGGGCATTGGGTGTGATGGCCCATCGGTGGTCGTATATCCAATCAATCACGCTGCGCTTCATCCTCAGCTCCTTGTTTCTTGGAATCGGTGAAGATGCTGTGACATACCGCTGTAGCCTGAGACCCATCCTTGGCCGTCCCGTCATCAATTACCTGCGGGATGCACCGCTTGATAAAGTCACTGCGTCTCTCGCCCTTCCGTGGTGTAGGCATCAACGCCCATCCTCGAGTTCTTCAATGCTCTGCGTTTCCGTCGGTTGCGTACCATCTCCCGCACCTTGCGCAGTCCCGCCAGCGATACCTTCACTTTCAATAAGTTTCTGCTCGCGGCCCAGTCGACGAACGGTACTTTCATAGTCGCCTACGTTACCACCGTAGATAGCGATACGCTCATCCTCATGGGTGGTAAGGGTAAGGTTGATGGCCTTTTCCGCAGCCTCAAGTTCCTTCTTCGGGTCAATCATGCCCGGCCCCGGCCCGGCCCACTGTGCCCCACACCATGCGTTCTTGATGACAGGGTCACTGAAGAAACCCGGTGCGTCGATACGGCCAATGGTCACAGCTTCCGTGAGCCACTCCACATAGGTAGGCTGGCAGAACCCGCGCACCAGCCACAGCCGCTTGGAACGGAAGAAGCTCCACGCTTCAAGCAGTGCCGCACGGGCCGCACTGTAGGACGATTGGAAGTTGAGCACGAGCACCTCGTAAGGTATCTCAAGGGCCGCGCCCACCTGCTTTGAGAAGGACATGAAGAACGCTTCGAAGTTTTCGTTGGGCCGCTTCGAGTCAGCTATGCTGATGTCTTCGTTCTCACCCAGTTCGACGATGTTGCCCGGCCCCAGTTCGTACACGTTCTTGTCCACGTCCTGCTGTGGTGTACCGTCATCACTGGTGGGCACCACTGTATCAGGCGGCACGTATCCGCCTGCCAGCCCTTCACCACTGTTGGAGCGCACGAATACGGTGAAGAACTCATTGAGGATAGTAGCCATGAGTGAAGCTTCACTGAGGCGCGTCTGCTGCTTGAGCACTTCAACCACTGGTGCCAGCAGTGGCATTCCTCTGCGCTGCCCCGGCCTGAGCTTGTCATACAAGTGGTACACATTGCGGCGACCACTCTGGGAACCGAAGACGGGCACCTTCTGCCACGTTGCCTGCGTCTGCATGAACTTAGCGTTCTTGATATGGTAGAAGGTGGGTGCACCGAAGTCATCCACTTCAATGCCTCCTGCAATCTCCGCAGTATCCGCCATGTCGTTGGGATTGCTGACGTTATCGCTCTCGATAAGCATGACACGCAGGCTGTAGGGATGACCCTTGATGGGCTTGAACGGTAGGGCAATGAACACGTCACCACTGAGGCAGGCATTGTATATCGCGCTGGCCTGTAGCTCATAAAAGTTCTGGCCGAGCGTGATGTCACACATCTGCGTCTCGGCCCACACACGGAACTCCCGTTCTGTCTTGCGCTCCCATGCATCAGCCGCATCGTCACCGAGCGCGAGCACCCTGCGGTCAATGCGAGATTGCAGGGTGAGGCCCGCGCCCACTACTTTCGTCTTGATGCGCACCAGTGGCGCGAGGGCCAGTGGTGTATTCATTGCCAAGTCACGGCAGCTTGCCACACTGCTGTCGCGCACAGGTAGCATGTCGGCGTCTGCGGTTTTGCGTCGGGGCCACCAGCCCCTCATGGAGCGCTTGCGCTGCCCGCCTGTTATGTACCCTGTAGCTTGGAACGCACCCACAGCCATCCTAGCGTGCGTGCGTTTGAGGAGAGTCTCAGGACTGAAGTACCCTATGGCCTTATCGATGAGGTTCAGCTTGGCGATGGGTTGCTTGTTCACGGGCTGCTCCACTGGGGAAGTATGGCCCGCATCCTGCGCGGGCCGGGGCTACACTTGTAAGATAGGGTCTGCCCCGGCCCGTGACCAGCATGTATTGCAGTTCTGTGGCGTTTGTATGGCGTTTCGTCCTAGGTGTCACGTATCAAGGACTGGCGCACACGCATTCCGCCCCCTCGTGCAAGGCGATTGCACATCTGCTGCCAGTAGTCGATATTCTTCCTGATTTGCCCGGCATTTGTGCGGGTCAACGTGCGGTCCTTAATCGTGTAGGACTGCCCCTTGCTCACCGCTGCATCCGCCGCGAGCCAGAGGGCGAGGTGCTCCTGCGCCTGTGCTAATGTCACCGCTGGCATAGCTACACTCCTTGTGAAATGACCCGGCCCCGTCTGCGGGCCTTGGCCTGTGTGAGAGACATGACACCACCCTTCATTTCAATGGCATCGAAGTTCGGGTTGAGTATGTTCAACGCTGCCAGTGCATACACCCGGCAGTCCAACGCTTCATTGCGCCTGCCCTTGGGCAACTCCCATTCCAGCTTGGTGAAGCCCCGTACACGCCGTGAAACCATACGCTCCGCAGTTATCATGCGGAAGTACTCCTTTTCGTAGGTAGGGTTGTCGGGGAAGTGGCAGTAACCCGGCCCCGGCTGGTCGATGCGAAGCATACTGTACACCTTGGATTTCACCTCGTCTGGATACACGTTGAACAGATACACCTTATCCGGATTCCGCTTGTGTGGACGGTTGATGTAGCCCCGGCCCCAGCCACCCACACCTTTGATAGGATACACGTTCCTATGCTCGCGCAGCCTACAGAAGTTATATACCACCCGCGCACGGTGGCCACTGTCCACAGCTACGCACGCAAGGTTCACGTCCATGCCACGCTCGTGTCGCCACTTGCGCATGAGTACATCATCAAGCTGCTCCCACACGAACGCATGTTCCGTATCCCCTCGCACCACAGCGTAGTCAATCGACCACGATTCCTGATGACGGCCCCACCCCACAATCTCGCACTCGATGCGGTCTTCCTGCACGTCTACACCTGCGGTCAGCACCATGGCACCTTCCGGCACTGCGAAACGGTACTGCTCGCGCCTGTTCAACAGCCCTACAGCTTCAACGGTGCGTGCGCTTTCCGACCACGTTTCCCCCAGTACGGTATTGATGAACACCTTGAGCAGGTCCTTATCGAACGTCTTGCTGGCCCGCAGGAACAGCTCTATAGCCTGCTTCCAACTGTAGAACCCTAGCGGGCTGTATAATGAACTCAGGTGATAGCTTGGATACGGTGCCTTGGGGTTACGGGCTACCCATTTAGCCCCGTTCTGCGGGTCTAGCATCCACGTCTTGTGCCGCTCCTCAATATGCTTACGGCAGTACATACACTCCAGCCACCACTTGCGCACGACACGTTCCTCATTGTGTTCAAACTTGATGCGCTTCCACTCGATGGGTTGGAGCTTACCGCAGTACGGACATGGAACTTCATAGAAGCACTGGGTGCCAGCTTCAAACGCGGGCTCGATGCGGCTCGTCTCCTTTAGTACGGGCGTGCTGAGGTAGAAGATTTTCCGCCGTGGGAAGTTGGCCGTGCGGCGGATGGCCAGTTCCGCCGGGTCACCCTCACTCTGTATGTCCTGCTCGAAGCTGTCCCACTCATCCAGTATCAGCACTTCAATAGGCATCGAACGCAGGCTGGCAGCACTGTTCGCGCCGCCCAGTATGCAGATACCACCGGGCCACGATTTCAGCAGCATGGTGTTGGAACTGTCACGGCCCCGTGCAGCACCGAGCCGCTCATTTACACTGGGCATCGCTTCTACACTGGGCGTGAACCGTTGCTTGCTGAACTTCTCAATGGCGCCGATGGTCTTCTGAACATACAGCATTGGACACGGGTGGTAATCGATGTTGTAGAGCAGCATGTTCATTGCGATTTCGGTGAACCCTAGCTGTGCACCCTTCATGACGACTACTTCTTGGTGCGGAGACTGCGGCGACAGGTCATCCATGATTTGTGCAAGGAACGGGAACCTGCTGGTGCGCCATTGGCCATGCTCACTCGAGCTGACGCGCGGCAGCTTGCGCCGTTCATCGGCCCACTGGGTAATGGTGAGTTCCGGTGGCGGCTCGAGCGCATCGGCCAGTGCGGTACGGAGCTGGCGCACACCCGGTTCAATCGGCGGGTCTAATGGAATCTGATATTGCTTGGCACGCATGTTTGATTTCCTTCGTGAGGGTGCGATGAATCTCGCGGTGCTTCATGCCTTCCATCATGGGTGCCACCCGGTCAGGTATGCTGAGCAGTGCGGAGAGTATTCCCTGTGCTAATACCTGCCACTCGTGGGCCACCGTTTCCGCAGGTATCAGTTCCTCTTTGGCGCGTTGGAACTCGAGCCGCGCCTTGCGTGCCTTGAACACGCGCTCCATAACAGCAGCGTTGAATGAGTTGATGCCCTCCTCTCCCTGCGCATCATCACCCTCGGGCTTCGTCTTGCCGTTTCCGCCCCTCGTGGCGTTGATGGTGGTGCGCGTCAATGTAGCAGCGAAGTCGTCGAGCTGCTTGATATCAACGCGCCACCACTGCCCGTCTAGTACACCTTTGAGCCTTCCCGTCTTGATGGCCTGCCGCACGGTCGTGGGCGTGACGTGTGCCGCCTTGGCGAACTCAGTGGTAGTGACGAACCGCTTCTTGTCCAACTGCTGAGGCGGGCCAGTACGTCGCTTTCGAATCCTCTTTGCCCTTCGTCCGTTCATGATTCAATTACCCTAGCCTTCAATGCGATAGGAATTTGCTTTACATTCGTCTCATCCAAAAGTGCCTCATACTTCCGCAGGGAGGTAAATAGTGTCCGCATGGGACCTTGGCGTTACCT